GTTTGTTGCAATTAACGCTCACAAAGTCAAACCTGATGGTCGCTGGCATCATTCCGAAATTGGGTTATGCTTGTCTAGGCAGAATGGCAAGTCAACATTGATGATGCTGCGAATCTTAACTGGCATGTTTGTTTGGGGTGAGGGATTACAACTTGCATCAGCTCACAGGCTTACAACATCACTAGAAACATTTAGGCAGATTGTAAGTTTGATTGAACAAAACGATAAGTTGGAAAAAGAAGTAAAAAAGATACGCTGGCAACATGGTGCTGAGGAAATAGAGCTGTTTGGCAATAGACGATTTGTTGTTAAGGCTGCCAACAATGCAGCTAGAGGTTTATCAAAGCCAGAGTGTATTCATTTAGATGAGTTACGAGAATACAAAGACGAGGAAGCTTGGTCATCAATGCGTTATTCAATGATGAGTGCTAAGAATCCGCAAGTTTGGGTTTATTCAAGTGCTGGCGATCAGCATTCTGTTGTTTTAAACAAATTGCGTGAGAGGGCGTTGGTTTCAGCCACTACCAACGATCCGATTGGTTGGTTTGAGTGGAGTGCTGAGCCAGATGCACCTATTACCCTTCCGTCAGGTGATATTAACTGGCAAGCATTTGCTCAAGCCAACCCATCCTTAGGTAAGACAATACATCCTGACAACATTAAAGCTGCAATAAATGATCCGCAGGATATTGTGCGGACAGAGTTATTAACTCAATGGGTGGATACAATAAACAGCGCAATTGATCCGCAAAAGTGGGAGTTATGCAAAATTGATGCTATACCACTAGACCCTGACAAACCTACTTGGCTTGGACTTGATTTGTCACCAGATAGAAAGTTTGCGGCATTAGTAGCTGCTCAAAAATTATCAGGTGAAAGATTTTACATTCAATTGCTTCATACTTGGTCGAATGATTACAGCTTAAATGATTTGGCAATTGCAAATGATTTAGCTCCTTATGCTAGAAAATACAATGTTCAGACTGTCGCTTATTCCAAAAGGACTGCACAAGCTGTCGCAAGTCGGTTAGTTCCTGCTGGAATTCCAATTACAGATATGGATGGAGCGATATACGCTGAAAGTTGCGATAGATGGCTCGGTGCTATAAACAGCCATAGACTTCAGCATGCGGGGCAAGACGAACTGACTCAGCAAACACTTTCCGCTGCAAAATTGCCCTATGGGGACGGGGCATGGATCATTGGAAGGCGAGCTAGTAAAGTCGCGGTTTGTGCAGCTGTGGCTTCTAGTTTGGTTACATATTTTGCGACACAACCCGAAACAGAAATTGACATACAAATAGCATAATTCGGACTTAATGGTATAATCTATACCAATGGGATTATTAGATCGTTTTATTACAAATAAGACAATCACACCAACAACAGATGTGGCTGCTTCTTATGCGCCATACAATTTACAAGCTGCAATCGGTGGAATGCTTTATGGCAGCCAAACAACAACTCGCGAAACCGCTATGTCAGTTCCAGCATGTGCTCGTGCTCGCAACATAATTTGCTCAACCATTGGTTCGCTGCCAATTGAAACTTACAATCATTTTACAAAAGAGCATTTGCGACCATCTCGCGTAATTATGCAACCAGACCCAAGAATTGCAGGATCAGCAACTTATAGTTGGATCGCTGAGGATTTATTATTTACAGGATTTGCTTATGGACAAGTTTTGGACAGCTACTCAGAATCCGATGGTGCAAGAGTTAGAGCATGGACAAGAGTTTCGCCAGAGCGCGTAACTTATCAATTAAATGCAAATCAAACTGAAATTTTATTTTACAGAGTTGATGGACAAGAAGTTCCGTTATATGGAATTGGAAGTTTAGTTGTATTTAGTGGATTAGATGAAGGTTTATTAAATCGCGCAGGTCGCACAATTAGAGCTGCATTAGAATTAGAAAAAGCGGCTGAATTATATGCCAAAGAGCCAGTTCCTACAATGGTATTAAAGTCAAATGGAACAAATTTAACTCCAGAGCGAATTACCAGATTATTAGAATCATGGAAAGCAAGTAGAGCAACAAGATCAACCGCATTCTTAAACGCAGATGTTGAATTGCAAGCATTAGGCTTTGATCCAGCAAAATTACAATTGAATGAAGCTCGTCAATACTTGGCTTTAGAAATTGCAAGGGCTGCCGGCATTCCTGCATCATTTGTGTCTGCTGAAACAACAAGCATGACTTATAGCAATATGACAGCCGAAAGAAAAGCACTTATTGACTTTTCATTACGCACAGTTATTACACCAATTGAACAAAGATTATCAATGTCTGATTTTGTGCCAAATGGCGTAGAAGTTAGATTTGACATTGATGACTTCTTGCGTGGTTCAGCATTAGAGCGAGCGCAAGTTTATGAAATACTTAACAGAATCGGTGCGATGAGCATTGAGCAAATACAAGAGGAGGAGGACTTGATCCGATGAGTGCAAAACTAGAGATCAACTTTCCAATAACACTTACCGCTGCCGATAATCGCAAGCGCACAATATCTGGCACAATTGTTAGTTGGAACGAAAAAGGAATGACAAGTGCTGGAGCAACAGTATTTCAAAAAGACAGCATTGATTTTAGCAAACCAGTTAAATTGTTATTAGAGCATGATCGCACACGACCAATTGGCAAATTAGTAGACATTACAGCTGATGATGCTGGCATTCAAGCAACATTTAAGGTTGCAGGAACAATTGCTGGCGATGATTCATTATTAGAAGCAGCTGAAGGATTACGCGATGGATTTAGCGTTGGTGTAGTCGTTGATGACTGGGATACCAACAAAGGCGTAATGCAAGTTAAAGCATCAAGGCTTATGGAGGTCAGTTTGGTCGCTGAACCTGCCATTCAATCTGCTCGCGTTAGCGAAATTGCTGCAAGTGAGCAACCAGAAAATTCCGAAGCAACCGCTGAGGAGCAAACAACAAATCAGGAGGAAAAAGTGTCTGACACTAACTCAGAAGCTCCTATCGCCACCGAAGCGGTAGAAGCTGCAAAATCTGAGCCTGTGGCAGTAGCAGCAACTCAACCAGTTGCTTATACAAAGCCACGCTCACCAATCAATTCACAAGCTCGTTATTTAGAGCACTCAATCAAAGCATCAATGGGTAATCGTGATTCTGCCGAGTATGTTGCACATGCACAAGCAGAAGCAGCAAAAGTTTTAACAGCTGCAGATGATTCATTCTCAACAAACCCAGCATTCAAGCCAATTCAATATGTTCGCACAGTAGTAGACACATCTATTGCTAATCGTGCTGCAATTGATGCAATTGGAACACGCAGACTGCCAAATGCAGGAATGCAAGTTTCAGTTCCAAAAATTACAACAAATGGATCAGTTGCGGAAACAGCTGAGGGTAATGCTCCAAGCGAAACAGGAATTGTTTCAAGCTATGTTGATTTAACTGTTAAGAAGTATGCTGGATTACAAAGATACAGCGTTGAAATTCTTGATCGTGCTGATCCATCATTTTACGATGCGATGTTGGAAAATATGCGCCGTGCTTATGCAGGTGCAACTGAGGCTGCTGTAATTGCAGCTCTAACTGCAGGTGGCGCACAAGCAAACCCACAAGCAGCAACATCTGACGGAGTTATTGCTTACATCGCTGAGCAAGCTCCTGCTGCTTATCTTGGAACTGGCGAATTGGCAACACGCTACATTTGCGGAACAGGACAATGGGGTCTATTACTTGGAGCAAAAGATGCTTCATCAAATGGACGACCAATCTACAGCGCAGCTTCACCATACAACGCTGCTGGATCAGTTTCATCTCAATCACTTCGTGGAAATGTATTAGGTCTTGACCTATATGTTTCAAACAAGGCTGTATCAACAGTAATTGATGAGTCTGCATTTATTGTAGTTCCATCAGCTGTTGCAATTTACGAATCACCAACTCTATTGCTAAGCAACAATGTTTTGGCAACTGGTGAAATCGAAGCAATGCTTTACGGATACATGGCAACTGGTGTTCTTGTATCAGAAGGTGTACGCCGCTTCAACCTAACCTAATAGGTCATGCCTGAGGTTGCTCCCGATCTCAGGCAGCTATAAATGGGAGTTAAGAGAGGACGACATGCCAACCATTATTACTGCCAGTCAGTTAAGAAGTGTGCTTGGTGTGTCGTCTGCTCTTTATGATGACACATACTTAAATGGTTTGATAGATACAGCAGAAAATACAATCCTGCCAATGTTAGTAGCTTTCAAAAGCCCAATTCAAAAAGTGTCGCTGACTAATAATGTCGCAACTTTTACTACACTTGGCATTCATGAATTTACCGAAGGACAATCAGTCGTCATCGCAGGATGCGGAAGTCCTTACAACGGAACAAGAACTGTTCTTGATACAAATCTTGGACAATATACCTTTGAAGCTGCGATCACAAATGCCGATGTCGATGAAGCAAATGTTATACCAAGCGGAACTGCAACCCTTTCTACAGCATCAACTTATGTTGGAAACAAAAGTGTTGAATCAGCTGTCTATGTTGTATCAGTCGAAGTCTTTCAATCAAGAGTTGCAGCAGGAGGACAAATCGAAGGAATAGATTTTACAGCTACACCTTTCAGAATGGGTCGATCATTATTTAATCGTTGCGTTGGATTACTTGGGCCTTATATTGATGTTGAAAGTATGTGTCAATAGTGGCAAATCAAACAATACTTGAACAAGTCCGCACACCTTTAGCAACTGCTTTAGGTAGTGTTGCTGGAAATGTTTATTCATTTGTGCCTGAAACAGTCATTCCACCAGCTGTTGTGGTCGTGCCTGATAGTCCATATTTGGAATTTGAAACAATCAATGGCTCAAACATAAGAGCCAAAATAAATTTTACAATAACAGTTGCAGTTGCATATAACAGCAACCCTGCATCCCTCGATAATATCGAGCAGCTAGTCATAAGTGTTCTGGCAGTAATTCCAAGCGGATATATTGTCGGATCGGTCGAAAGACCAACAGTTACCACAGTTGGAGCATCAACTCTGCTAATTGCAGATGTTCGAGTTTCTACCTACTACACAAGAACAATATAAGGAGTAATCATGGCAACCACAGTAATCACCGGTCGCGATGTATCGCTGTCTTTTTCAGGTTCACTCGGAACAGACATTGATGCCCAAGCACTATCAGCGACTTTAACAAAAACAATTGATCGTCAGACTTATCAAACCCTTGATGGCGAGGCTTATAAGACAACTAATGTTGAAGCTGAGTTTACAATGGAGATTTTAGCTGACTGGGGCAAAACAAGCTCAGTATGCGAGGCATTATGGGCAGCTGCTGACAATTCACCAGATGCAACTTTTACAATTACAATGACAGTCGCATCAGGACACACTTTTGCATTTGACTGTTTACCAGCTTATCCAAATCCAGTTGGTGGAACAGGTGCAGATGCACAAACTGCAACTTTTACTTTTAAGGTCAGCAAAGGCGCAGTAACCGAGAGCTTGTAATAAATAAAACGGGAGCAAACAAATGAAATTAGCAATTACAATTGAATATAACTCAGGCGAGCAAGCAACTTATTATGCTCAACCGCC